GCCAAATACTTTTATGGTACCGTCGACTTTTAAATGTCTTTGGATACCGTGAATTATTGCATAATATGTGAAAGTTTGAAGGGCCATAATCAAGCCGTTGCCTTGCAAGGCCAACATGCTAATATTATAGGTTCTATCATCAAACTCAACGCTTGTAGGACATACAAGTCTAACCAACCTTTTAAAATCCTGATTACCAGAAAATAAGTAATCAAAGTGGGATTGAGTAATATTATTACTTCCACCTCTAAGGTCAAGCGTTGAAAATTCACCGGTTAGTGAACTCTCAAGAACTATCGCTTTATGAATATCTTGGGCTGTGGCCATATCAATACCACAATGTCGTTCAAGGATTTGCACAAGTGCGTCACCAATAGCATTTTGTAATGCAACGACATAGGTCTCGTTAGGTCCAATGACTCTACCGGTTTTGGCATTTTTCCATGCGCAATCAAGAGAAATAGCGTCTAAAGTAGCACGTCTTTCAGTTACGTTTTTGTGTGGAATACCATCCAAAACGAACTTAAGAGATGCACCAAAGTTGCTATCCTCCTCGGCCATGTTATACAAATAGGCCAAACCTCCAATATCAGAGGTTTTTGACATAATATTTGCTCCAGGTTGTAATATATCGTTTACGACTTTCGCCGTTTTACGAATAGTAGACGTGGAGCCCGTACTATGCCGCATGTTCAGATCCAAGATAGAGAAATCTTTCAAACAATCTGTTATGAACATTTTAGCTATACGCAGTATTTTGCCTATAGCATCAGGACGTTTCTCTACACTTTCGAAAAAGGTTTTCCAAAAGAGAGATCGACTATTTTGCCACAAAATAAAACTAATAAATTCAACTTTAGCTTTATTTATTGGATCTAGACCGAAGTCTACATTCTCAACCTTTTTAAAGAGGTTGTTGACAAAATAACTATCCCAGCCATCATCCATATAGGTATGATAACTAGTACCAGTTGTCATGGATTCGACATCATCGTCGAACGGAATTTGATGATCAAAACAAGTTTCTTTGACGATCAAAAAGAATTTCGATTTGTATAAATCAGAAGTGGTTAATACAGACATTATATGTCTCCTTGTGGTGTTGGTTTATAGATCAACAGTAAATACAGCAGGCGCAGTTGGTAGAATACCATCAGCAATCGCTTGTTTATTTTTAGTCAAGAACTCAATATGCGCATCAATAGCAGCCAAACGTTCAGTGTTATTAACACGATCTTGAATTGCGTTGAACTTAGTTGTCATGCGAAACGTAGCAGGAGCACTAACGATTCCATTGGGATCGGTTACTACTACAGGTTTTGCAATCATGACAGTAACTTGATGGTTTGTACCATCAGCATTTGGATTAACGGTCATCTGTGCGTTAGCACGAAATGCCATTGGAATGAGCGGGTCATTAGCACGGTATTTATCTGTGCCGACAACGTCTTGCTCTTTGCTCAAAATAGTTAATTTTGACATTATTTCTTTCCTTTCATAGATAGTGCAATTGCACTAGTTAGGTTAGCGAATTGGTTTCCACCTAATAGTGGAAGACTTAATTCAAGTTGGTATTTTTGTTTACCAAGATAACGGTTTATCATTATCAAGTCGCCATAAACAGGATAGTTTTCCCGTTTATGATGTCCATAGTAGTAAGACCTCTTAAGGTCGACAAGACCTGTATAAGAACCCTGAGATACCACGGTAGTCCATTGGTTATCAATTGTAACACCAGGCAGTTTTGAATCAATGTTTTGAGCCATCTGTCCAGCATTTACAAAGTAATCAACAGCCCAACCCCAAGGCACCACTGACAGAAAAGAAGTCAGAGGCTGGTTTAAACCAGTAACGCCAATAATACTTGTATTAGGGTTGTAGGCAACTGCACGACCACCCATTTTTACGGTGTAGTCTACCTCGCAGAAGACCGTTAGGTCTCCATCGACTATCTTTGAAAGATGAGTCCCCCGCGCGGTTACTGAAGCTTTAAAAACAGGGAATTCATTACCAAGTGTGTTAAACACATGGTCAATCGTTCCTATTAAAGGTTTTAGGCCAAAGTTATAGGCCAACCAAGCATCAGGCAGTGATTTGGGTTGTTTTGCACCTTGTGCGATAGAGTTCCAGTAGGAAGGTTTCTTCCATTCGCGGACAAATCGTAAGACTTGTTTCGCAGCACTGATAGCCATATCGACAGCTTGTTGCCTCTCATACCACGCTTCAAAAAGAGAAGTAGCGGTATTGAACTCACCGTCCAATTTTGCCAACGCACGATTATGTACGCTAGACCTGAAGTTACTATTCTTCAATCGGTTTAGTGCAGGTGTGAACGAGTCACTTAAAAGCAAAAGTGCTAGCTCCCGGCCGCGAATTTTCGCTTTAGGGTTACACCACATTTGACCAGTAGGTGAAACGAAGGCTTTATTATACGTAAAAGAGTGACGATTGTATAACATCGGTGTCTTAAAATCACCTCGATTTACTTCTCGCTTTTTCAAGTACGTAGGTCCCTCATAAGTGAAGGATGCCATAAGATCTCTCCTATGTTAGTTTAATGTCTTATAGACATTTTGTGCGTAATGCACATGGAAACGAAAACACCAATATTGGTG